CCAAATGTCTTTGTAAATAGCATTGCTGTAGGTAGAATTACTGATAGTGCTGATGCTGGCTCTATGATTTCAGGTTCTTCAACTGTTTTTGCAAATGGTTAGAAAAAGTATATAAATATTACCGTTATGGCAATATATGACGCACAATCAAAAAGTAAAAGTACAAGAAATTCCAGAAGGTTTAGGGATATTGACCTAGACTTTGGCCGTAATGCTGTCACAAATGATGTGAACATTGTGGAAGATGTTATTGCTATCAAAAGGTCTGTAAAAAACTTAATTCAGACTAACTTTTACGAAAGACCTTTTAATCCAGAATTAGGTTGTGGTATTAGAGAATTACTATTTGAAAACTTTACACCTATGACTGGTATTTTTCTAAAGAGAAAAATTGAAGAAGTTTTAATAAACTACGAGCCAAGAATACAATTACAAAATGTGGCTGTTGATGATGACCCCGATAAAAATAGATTAGTTGTTGATATTTACTTTTATGTTATCGGTGTACCTGGTCCACAAGTAGTAACAACATTTTTACAAAGGTTAAGATAATAAATGAGCAGTAACAGTAATAAACTTTTAGTATCTGATTTAGATTTTGATTTAATCAAATCAAATCTTAAAAATTTTTTACAATCACAATCACAATTTCAGGATTATGATTTTGAAGGTAGTTCACTTTCAGTTTTACTAGATATTTTATCTTACAATACACATTATCTTTCTTATCTAGCAAATATGGCAACTAATGAGTTGTACTTAGATAGTGCTGATATTAGAAGTAACATTGTATCTTTAGCTAAGATGATAGGATACACACCATCATCTCCTAGAGCGCCTATGGCAAACATTACTGTAAGATTGAACAATGCTACAGGCACAAGTGTAACTATGTCTAAGGGTACAGTTTTTACAACAAATGTAAATGATGTATCTTATCAATATGTGACCAATTCAGATTTCACAACTATTCCTATTAACGGTGTTTATGAGTTTAGTAATATTACAGTTTACGAAGGCACTTTAGTTACTTTTAAATATACAGTTGATAGTTCAGATGTTGACCAAAAATTTATTATTCCTAGTTCTAATGCAGACACATCAACTTTAAAAGTTTCTGTACAAAATTCTTCAGCTGATACAGCAACATCAACTTATGCATTAGCTGGCGGTTATAATGGTGTAACATCAACATCTAAAGTTTATTTTATACAAGAAGGACAAGATAACAAATATGAAGTTTACTTTGGTGACGGAATAAATGGTGAAGCTTTAAATGATGGCAATATTGTAATCTTACAATACATAGTTACAAATAAAGATATTTCAAATGGTGCAAGTTCATTTTCATTATCTGGTAATATCGGTGGATTTTCTAATGTAAGTATCACAACCAATTCAGCTTCACAAGGTGGTGCTGATGGTGAAACAAATGAATCAATCAGACACAATGCACCTCTACAATACGCAGCTCAGGAAAGAGCAGTTACAACTACAGACTACGAAACACTTGTACAATCACTTTATCCAAATGCATTATCAGTAAGTGCTTGGGGTGGTGAAGATGATGAAACTCCAAGATATGGTATTGTTAAGATTGCAATTAAACCAGCGTCAGGTTCTACCCTAACAGAAACTACTAAACAAAGTATTATTGATTCATTAAAACCTTACAATGTAGCTTCAGTATCTCCACAAATTGTGGATCCCGAAACTACTTCAGTATTATTAACATCAACAATTAAGTATGACGCAAAAGCAACAACAAAATCATCTGACACTTTAAGGTCAGAAATTGTAACTGCTATAACAAATTATAATACAACAACTTTACAAAAATTTGATGCTGTGTTTAGATATTCAAAATTAACTGGTTTAATTGATGATACAGACACAAGTATTTTATCAAATATTACAACAGTAAAAGTTAGAAAAAGTTTTACACCAACAATATCCTCTTCTACTAGATACGATATCTATTTTAGAAATGCATTATTTAATCCTCATACTGGTCATAATGCAGCTGCAGGTGGTATTTTAACTTCTACAGGTTTCAAAGTTACAGGAAGTGATTTTGAAATGTTTTTAGATGATGATGGTAATGGTAATGTAAGAAGATATTACTTAGTATCAGGTATCAGAACATATGCAAATGAAACACAAGGCACAATTAATTATGCAACAGGTCAAATTACTCTAAACTCTTTGAGTGTTGCTTCTATTTCTAATATTAGAGGTGCAACATCTACAAGAATTGAAATAACAGTTCAACCAAATTCAAATGATGTTGTTCCTGTTAGAGACCAAATTATAGAAATTGATGTAGCGAATTCGTCCTTTACAGTTTCAGCAGACACCTTTGTTGGTGGTTCGGCAGAAGCTGGAGTAGGTTACACACCAACAGCAAGTTATTAATGAACAATGGCAAAATTTAATGATAAAATTTCAACAATACTTAACAGTCAATTACCAGAATTTGTAGTTGCTGACCACCCAAAGTTTGCCGAATTTTTAAAAGTTTATTATCAATTATTAGAATCTGCTGAATTACAAGTCACATCTGTTTTATCTACAACAGGTATTTTATTACAATCAGAAACAGGACAATTAAATAATTTAGTTTTAAATTCTAGTCGTATTGATACAGCAAGAACACCATTAGATGGTGGTGATAAAATTCTTTTAGAAGAATCTAATTATGGAAAATTTACTAGAGGAGAAACAATCACAGGTCAAACTACAGGTGCAACAGCTACTGTATTAGTTGAAGACTTAGATAACAATAGATTAATTATTTCAGCACAAGATAAGTTTGGTCTTACTGAGGATATTGTTGGTAATTCTTCAGGTGCTCGTGCTACAATTAGTAATTATAGACCTAATCCCGTAAATAATATTGTTGACTTAGTAAACTTTAGGGATCCTGATAAAGTTATTAATCACTTCTTATATAATTTTAGAAATGAATTTTTAGCAACACTACCTGAAGAATTAGCAAATGGTGTTGATAAAAGAAAACTAATTAAAAATATTAAATCTATGTACAGAGCAAAAGGTTCTGTTCGTGGCCACGAAATGTTTTTTAGAATATTGTTTGGTGAAACATCTGAAACAATTTATCCTAGAGAGCAAATGTTAAAAGCTTCAGACGGCCAATTTGACTCTTTAAAAGTTATGAGAGTTATTGCTTCAGTTGGTGACGCAACTCAATTAATTGGTAGAACAATAACAGGTTTATCTTCAGGAGCTACAGCAATTGTAGAATATACATCAACTTTTCAAATTGGTGCCCAAACTGTTACACAATTAATTTTAAATGATGATAGTATTATAGGAACATTTACAGTAGGAGAAACTGTACAAGGAACATCTGCTGATACAGACGATTATTTTATTAAAGCAACTGTAACAGGTATTCCAGGAACAAAAGTAATTACAAATGATGGTTCTTTAAATACTATCACAGATACAATTACAGTTACAGCAGGCGGTCAAGGTGCATTATTTCAAGTTGAAGAAATTGGTCCAGGCGGAGTTTCTGAAATTATTATTGATGACGCAGGTACTTTTTATAATATTGGTGACAGTTTAGTTTTTAATAATACAGGAACAAGTGGTGGTAATGCCGCTGGATTTGTTAAAATTGTAAATGGTGGGTTTTCAGGTGAAAGCAACACATCATTAATGTCCACAGGCGATAGATTAATATTAGAAGACGACACAGTATTAGGTGACCAATATGATGGTAATGTAATTGTACAAGAACAATATACAGATTTACAAATGATTACAGATTTATATATTACAAATCAAGGTAATCAATACTTGTCATTACCGACAGTTACCGTTTCCTCTTCAACAGGTTCAGGTGCTACAGTTAGAGCTTACGGTGATGAAATTGGTAAACTTGTAAAATTAAAAACGGTAGAATTAGGAAGAAGTTACGAAACTGCTCCTACACCACCATCTCTAGGTTTCTTTAATAATATAATTGTAACTTCAGTTACAGGAACATTTTTAACAAACGGTACTGTTACAGGTGGTACTTCAGGTGCTACAGGCACAATTGTAAGTTTGGACACTGCTAGAGGTTTATTAAGAATTAAAGCTGTGTCAGGAACATTTACAATAGATGAAACAATAACATCAAACACATTAGGTTCTTGTGTTGTTAAAAAATTAGATTTTTCTACCGCTACGGTTAATGTTGTTTCAGTCGCTGATACAGACGGTGCATTTATTAGTGAACGAGGTAAAGTTTCAGAAACAACAATGAGAATACAAGATAGTTTATATTATCAGGACTTCTCATATGTTATAAAAGTAGGTCAATCCATTGCAAGATGGCGTGATGCATTTAAAAAGACAATGCACACAGCAGGATTTTATTTTACAGGTCAAGTTGATATTGAATCACAAATAACTGTAACAGCAAGTGGTCCAGTTAGAGGTAGTGTTTCAGGTGTATCTGAAGTACCATTCTTACAAATTGTTAATACATTATTCTCTACTGTGTTTGGTAGAAGATTAGGAACAAATAGTGACGGCACATCATTAAGAGCAAATGCTCATACAGCTGGTACGATTGATGTAAGTAATGCTTATGAGGATCCTTTTACATCCAATACAAGAG